CATCTTGCCGTCAGTAGTCGAAAGCCAGTATGTAACATCGTTTCCTGTGTTGTTGATAGTGTCGCACTTTACAACAGCACCCCTGCGGACATAGAAACACTGGCCGCCTTTTTCTGTTGTTGTTACTGATATGCCAATGACCTCATAACGACCAGCGTCAGCGGTAGCGTTTGCTTTATACGCAACAGCAGGGCCTGGTATGTTTGGCTTACATATTACATCACCGACGGTAACGTCTTCGCCGACAAGGATAGAAGACGCGCTGCCGTCCATGACGATTAGGTCTGATAACTCAATAACTGCCATTACTTATTCCTGTCTATTCTGTCATGTACTGACACAATCAAATAGCCTAAAGCGGCACCAACTATCAAAGTCACTAGCCAGTACTTGTCTGGCAGCAGGTTCATCTAGTCGCCTTTCCGATTTCTTTTAAGCAGTTTGCAAACTTACTGCGGTCCGCATCGCTCATCGGTGCGATGTCGTCGCCAATGCACTTGACCAGTTCCGCCTCTATTGAGTCTGCCAATGCTGGATACTTTGTCGACGGTTTGAAGACGCCGTTGTAGTCAAAGGACAAGATGCCAACCACAAAGGACTGTGCCTTTTCTGTGTCGGCAATCAATCCCCGCCCGTCTGCGGCAACCATATCACCGCCAGCAGTGAACGCATCTGATAGGTGAATGCGGTCCTGTTCTTCCATGCTTCGGCTAGTTTGGTGCAGGCCGGTCATCGGGCCGGTATATGGTTCCACCACCACACAGGGAACAGGTTCTGGCTTAGGCTTCCCGCCACCATCACCACCGAACAGGTAGCCCAGGGTGGCAAGGACTATGGCAATACGAATAAGATCATTAAACTTCATCGTGCCACCTTTGTCACAGTGACGCTAGCCCCTTCTACCTGCGGCCTTCCGCTGACTATTTCATGGATAAGTGTGTCACAGGCTGCAACTGCCTCTGGCAGCTTTCGCTTGTCAACGTAGATGCGAACGGCCATAACATCGGCAACCCATTCGGTTCTAGTCTTCTCCTGCACTGGTTCAGGGACACAGCAGCATGGACAGTTGCCGTGAACGTGTCCGATCTCTTTCTTCTCTTCCCCGCCACCAGCCTGCAATGCGGCAATCTGTTCTTTGATCTTTGGCCAGAACAACACAACGGCTGCACCGATGGCTATTAGAATCTTGTCAATGTTTGACGTTATCGTCTCAATCATCATCCCCTCCTATGTGCTTCTCTTACTTAACTGTTCCGCTCTGGCCAACGAGGCCTTAGCAGTGGCTTGTGCGCGTTTGTATGCAACGCATGGATTGGCTGGTACTTCTGCCTCTTTGGCTATCTCTTTGCGTTCGTCTAATGAACGAATAGCGACAGAAGCGTCCTCGTATGCGCCGACTGTAACCAGAGATACGTCGAAAAGACCAGATACTTTTTTAATTGTTCGCAATGAAGTGCCGTCGTCTCGTTCTTCCCACTCCTGGCCGTCGTCTTCAACGGTGAACGCGAATGACGATCCGTTTACGTCGCCACGCTGCAGTAACTCACGCATGTCATTGCCAAGAGTTGTGTTTGGTGGATCGACCTCGTAGTGCAGTCCGTCGTCTTCAGTCCACAAGCGAAGGGTGCCGCTGCTAGTCCTACCAAGAAGGTCATCAGAATTGTGATTCCATAGACAGGTAACGTCAGGATTGGCCTCGAGTGCATCGTCAAAGGCGTGCCGATCAATGACCTCTGTGAAACCGCCAAGATCGCGTGACTCACTGTTGAACACGCTGGCAACACCGCGTATCTTCTTGTCTTCGCCTTGCTCAATAGCACGCTCTGATGAGGCTACGCCTCGTCTTTCAAGATTCTTCATCGTCTGTTTCCTCATCTTCAAATGGATTGGCTTGTGGTTCGGTTTGTGGTTCGGGCGCTTCTTCGCCTACTTCTCCGACGTTGTTTGTTGGCAAGTAGTATTTGTCCATTCCCTCTTGGTCCACTGGCGGCAAATCTTCCAACTTTCTAATATCAGCAGGAGACAAAGCACCAACAGAAAAAAGCGAACTGTAAAAGCTGGCTCTTGCTTGCGAATCGCCACGCATTACACCTCTTACATCGAGTTGTATGAACTTCTTCGGCTTGCCACGAAGCAGGCCCATGTTAAACGCACTTTCAAAGCGTTCTACCCATGCAGAAAGTCCACCAGACAACCAATTCAACTGTGCCTGTTCAGCGTTGCTATATGTGCTGCGTGAGTCTTCTCCAATAAGCGAGTTTGGGACACGCATAGCCCTTGCTATCTGTTGAGTCAGCAGTGTTCTCAATTCAACTAGCTGCGAACTCTCATTTGTTTGTGCGGCAATCGGCGCAACAGCAACTCCATTTGGCAGGACTGCAGTACGGCCTGCGTTTGATGCACCTTTGTGCATTGACTCCCACTGCCTACGCATCTTGTCAGCCGCTTCTTGCGGAATTGGCTGGCTAGTCGTCAGCACAACTGCAGGCTTTGCTTCATTTGCAAAGAAGTTGTTGACATAGAGGTCAATCTGGCGTGCTGCAGCAATGCAGGTTTGCATTAAGTGTGCCGGAACCACTCCCGTGTAGCCGTTGTCACTGAGGTATCTAACATGAATGATGTCGTCTTGAGAGTAGCGAACACCTTCCTGTCCAGGATGCGTCATGTAGTCGTATGCAAGGCGATTGTTCTTTAACATCTGCACGCTGACAAGCGCAGGATGCAATGGCCATATGGCCTTGACGTTGCCACTGCCATCATACTCTTTGACTGCATAGCTATTGCCATAAGTGCAACAGTGCATCGCCATTTGGCAACGAGCGTCCCATGATGACTGATATTCGTTAAAGCGATTTGCCAAGACGTTGTAAAGAGGATTGTTTTCGTCAGGCACAGAGCCGTCATCGTTCTTTTTCATCAGCTTCATTGGCAGGCCAGCAACGCCTTCCGCAATAACGCGGACGCACGCATGGAAAGCAGAAACGGCGAGGGATTGCTCAACTTCCGTTTCGCTCAACCCCCCACCGTAGATAGCTACATCGCCACTGAGAAGGCGGACGCCGCCACCTGAGTTGCTGAAAGAGAATGCTGGGCGTGGTGCGGCTCGCTCGTCTCTCGGAGACGGGTCAATGAAGCTCGCTAGTCTGGTTCGTAAACTCATATGATAAAGATGTCGTAGTTTTGCTCTAACTGAGCTTCGGCTGTATCAAGAACGCCTATAGCCATAGCTAAAGCGACAATACCATCCACTTTCTCCGACGAATGTTTTTTAGATACTCGTATGTTTTGGTTTGCGTCTTCAATAGTGACTGCATTGTCGCTTTGCCATGCCAGCACGGGATTGCCGCCATGCCTGAGACCTCCACTGGCAACCAACGTTTCCAAGCGTTTGCAAGGTGACGAAAGAGCGGAGAATCCTTGACCATATCCTGTCACAGGAATGCCTTGTTGGTAAAGTTGAGTCATGAGGCTAGCAGCGTTCCATTTGTCGCACGCTATCTGCTGTACGTTGTGATTTGCACAGAATTCTTCGATATATTGACGCACTACTTCGTAGTCGCAGATGTTGCCAGGTGTGGCGATCATGTAGCCTTGTTCAGTCCACATTCCATATGGAACTTTATCTTTAGCCTCTCTTTCAACCGCATTATCGCGAGGCACAAAGAACTGGGTCTGTATGTCGAGTGTGCCATCGTCTCTTTTTGCTATAGCTACGAATGACGTAGTGTCCCAAGTGCTTGCAAGATCGAGGCCACAGAAAACCGGCCTATCGCCAAACGGTTCTGGCTGTTCGTTACCCTGCGCCCAATCACCAGGACGGAACCAGCGAACATCTGCAGTTGTGTCAGGACAATTGAGACGATAACGCAACCAGCTGTTCCTCTTGGCTGGCATGTTGCGACTCTCAGCCTCGTCTGACTTGAACGAGTCCAAAGAGATGGTTGTGCCAAGAGATGGGTTCGCTTGCTTCCACACTTCCGGGTCTTCGTGATCGTCGTCCTTTGATGCCGCCCAGATGCGGCCATAGAAAGATGGGTCCAGTGATGGATCGGCCATGTTCTGTTCTGACTGTCGCCACAACTCCCACCAAATACCACGCTTGTCATATCCTGCTGTACTGATCGTTATGAACAGCGGGTTGCGTCTGGCTGCAGTTGCATACCGCAAAGCACGGAACAGCTTGTCATTTGGCAAGGAATGCACCTCGTCAACGGCGACAAATGACGCATCAATACCTTCTGCACGGAACGCATCCGACGACAGGACCGTGTACCGGCTATTACTCTTGCGATGCAACACAGCGTTGCGTGATTCGACGATCTCAACTTGTTTCAGCAGCAAT